GTGTTTTCCTACTAGTAGGTTATCTATTGTATAAGTTAGTGCTGACATTTAAGTCCGCCTTTCGTTAGTTTAATTACTTTATTACTCTGTAATCCTATCATTTATGGCTGACATTTATCAACCTACCCGCTAGTAATTCCAAATAGTGAGACGCTCAACCTATGTGATAAACCTCACAAAATCCTGGGCCTGTGGATAACTTACGTAAACTGTGGACGACACGCCCGAACGGGTCGAAAATTCTTGAGCAGTTTTCAATCATGCTCAGGATTTTATTTTATTTTTTAAGTCGTTCGGTTCGCAATACAACTTGCAATCTACGAATTTCTTTTTGTAGTTGCACATTCTGATTCCAGAATGCAATCATCATTCCAACAGATCCAGCAAGAGCAATTGTTATTGCAATCATTGTTCCAGTATCCAAAATCATGCGTTCACCTCTACATCTTGAGTACAAGCATCAAAGAATTTGTTTTCATCAAATCTTGGATTGTCTGCACTGAACCATTCACTGAATTCAAAAATTAAATCTTGAAAAACGTGAGAGTCAATGTTATCTGCAAATAGGTTTAGAATTTTTGCAGTTTCTACATAGTCCTTGCGTGTCATCATTAGTCTGCCACCTTAAGAATTGCATAAGTGCCACGCTCATTGATTCTTTCAATTTCTGGCTGAAGGTATGGAGCCAATAATTCTTTTAGCATTTCCTCAAGCATTTGAGTACGCATTAACTCTGGAACCCTGAGCAATTGCATTCCTACTGGATGAGTTTCGTCTACCTCTGTGATGAAGTGAAGTGAATGTTTAATTGATACTGTCATTTTTTAGTTTTCCTATTCTTAGTTTGAGTTTACTAGTGTGCGAGTGCCACGAAGTGTGCCAGTAATTCCAAGAGAATCACAAGCAATTTTTACAGATACGCCAACAGGTAGTTGTGTTGGGTATTGTGATACGAATTGAGCAACCGCACCCTTAGAGGCGAAGTTGATTTTTTTTGTAGAACCTGAAAAGGTTTCTAGTGTTACAGTGTAAGTCATTGAGTGACTTCCTTTCTTTAAGTGATAGGACTATCCTATCACGGGGGGCTGACATTTTAGGGCATTTATTCGCTAGGCTCACTGTGATACTGGTCACATTTATTTGCTAGGCTCACTGCCTTATTAGTCATTATTTAATTGTTATAGTAGCAATACTACCAGAGAAATCTCAAAAAGTCAAGTCCTGCATCGGCGTGTCGTGTGTGAGATACACCACATTTACCCTGTGTATAACCCCTGTGGATAACTTTTGTCGAAAATTTTGACGGGCTAAATAAATAACCCGCCAAGATCTAATTTACAAAGAATAAAGAAAACCAAATACAATCATAGCAATTAGAATAACTAACAATTTATTTCTCCTCAATCTCATCTAACAAATCCCATAACACTGGCTCTAGTGTTAGGGCTACTGCATCTAACTTTTCTTGTAGTGTTGTCATTACTTAGCCTCCTTGTATAGATAGTCCCATGCCTTGCGACACATCAGGATAGATTTACAGTTATCGCAACAGATAACGCCGTCACGATTTAATTCAAGGTCTTGCACATCTACAGATGTAGATGCCTTACCGCATACAGATGCAACAGTTACAAAGATGCTCATTGAGACACCTTCCAATCTGACCACTCAGGTAGTCGTTCAGGGTCACCATCATAGTAGTAACGCTCAATGTTATTTTCACACATCTCACAGAATGTGAATTGTGTATCTGCTACATCAGAGATAGCAGGTGTATTAGGTGTATGCTCTTTGCATACTGTTGTTAGTATAGTCATTACTTGACCACCTTTCTTGAACAATTTTCTTTATGTACGAAACAAGCGTATTCGCACTCATCGCAGATACTATCTGCAAGACGCTCACGGATTTGTGAGTAACTCTCTAAGGAGTTTCTATTTTCATGTAGTGAATTCATTTGAATTCCTTTCTTAGTTAAAACCTTTTTAACTTTCTTTATACTAGTAAGTATAACAGGGGGGTGTGACAAATTGAGGGGTACAAAACGGACATAGCGGACAAAAGGGATTGTGATACAGGTCATGTGGATAACTTGAGCGTGAAATGGGGGTGTGATGTGCATCATGTGGATAACTTTTTTTCGAGGCGTGTGACGGACATCACATCCAGGACACGGCGTGTCGTCTTGACTTTTTGACATTTCTTTGCTATACTTCTAGTATAAGAAAATTAAATAGTGTTAAAAATGTCAATGAGCCTACCAAATAAGGCGAACAAGTGTTCGCATGAGCGTAGCAAATAAGTGACACACATCACACAACGCCTACGGCGTGTCGCCTTGAGTTTTCAGGGTATGTATGATACCCTTACAGGTATAAGATTAAATAACTAAAGAAAGGTAACCTATACAATGGATACACTAAACAGAATAAAGGCAGAGCAAGACCTTGCTCGCCACGAAGCACATGAGAAGGCTATGCTAAAGTCTCCATGGATACGAGAAAGCGTAGAGGCTTATCGTTCTGCTGATGAAGCACAAATCGCCACTGTGGAAGAAATCCGCAAGAAGTGGTATGGTTTCTAAATGATTACACTATCATGTCGCCTATGCGATAGCAAAATGTCAAGTGAAAACTTTGCGAGTGATGATGTTATCACTTGCCCTAAGTGTTGGGATAAGTAAATGAATGGAATGTATGCACATACATGCGAGTACTGTGGAGACACAGGTATTATTATTTTCAGTGAAAATGAGACCCGCATAGACCCTTGCAAGTGCTAGAATAATTAGGTCGCACTAGTGTAAGATCTTTAAGGGGTACTACACTAGTGTGCTCACTAATTGTTTTATTTATTCTACACATGTTTATGTATCATACACTTATACAAAATATTCAGATTTTAGGCAAATCCAATTTGTAAAATTTTTCAGATTATGCTATAATTAAAATATGATTCTTACAGAAAAAGCAAAACAGAAAGTTTCGGAACTTATAAAGGAAAGCCGTATATCCATCCCAGATAGAGAGATCTTCCTAAGAATCTCTGTACAGCCTGGTGGATGCTCTGGACTTAAATATCAAACCTTTTTTGACTATGAAAATTTAGACGGGGATATGGATTATAACTTTGAAGACTTTACATTAAAGGTAGATAGAATGTCTGTTCCTTATTTAGATGGGGCTACACTAGATTTCCTAGACACAATTGAAAAACAAGGTTTTACACTTGATAATCCAAATGCAGAAGGATCCTGTGCTTGTGGAGATAGTTTTAATTAATTTTTGACGGTATAGGGTATAATAATTACATGGCTATACTAAACAACCTAGATAACGACAAACCTCTATTTGAAACAGAATCATCTTCTCTGGCTATAAAGGTTTTTTCAGAAACATGCTGCAATGGATGTTCTTGCAAATCTGAATTAGATCACAAACTCGTATAAGGCTTTTTCTGATTACTTAAGAAAGAGTCTGACGGCGCTCCATGTGCAGAAGGATTTTTGTGCATTCTTAAACAAAGTTTGTGTTCTTCAATAAATTTCTTACTAGCAACATATTCTGTTTTTTTGTTTTTTCCTGCGTATATAAAGTTAACATCATTTTCTTTTTGAAATTTACTTAGCCAAGGTAATAGATCTTCTATTTTATTAGGAGCCTCAACAACAGAAAAATGTTCAACTCCATGTAGACTTTCATTTTTAAATATATATCCACTTTTATTTGGTTTCATCTCTTCTGGAAGTGTCTTACTTGTTAACCATCCACAAGTAAAATTTTTACAAGGAAAATCTGGTCTTGTTTCATATCTGGTACATCCAACTCCAATTTCAACCCAATGGCATGGTTGACCAATTGTCATAGGTCTTCCATCAATATTTGCTCTTAAGAAACCTTCACAACACTTAGTACAGTCTCCACACTCTCTTGGCTTTCCTTTTCCTATAAAAGGTATATCAATTTTCATTTAAATATTTCCTTTCTGCATTTTTCTATATGAGTTTCCTTCTGCTATTCCATCTACAAAAGTTTCACCGTGTTGAATTAAAAGATCAAAAACTTCTTTGTCATATCCCATAACGGTCTCTTGAAATTTTTCACGTTTAAATGGTATATAGCCAACAAGTGGAGTTCCTTTTTTAAAGTATATCATCTCATTGTTTGAATGTAGCATAGTTGGTATATTAGATTCATGAAAAATGTCGGTATCTACAATTCCTGCCATTGGAGTATAGTCTGGATTCATGCTATAAAAAAGCGGTATTTGTAAAACAGAATATCCTTTTGGTGTAACAATAGCCCATGGAGAAACAATCTTAAGGGTATGCGTGACTTGCCTATCTCCCATAAACACTTCAGCATGATCAATCATTTGACTATTTGGATGCAGTGACCATTCTGGAAAAGCAAAGGCATCCTCTTCGTAAGTTACAGATATTTCTTCTTTTGGTAAAAAAGTAATAGATGTATTTTGCCACATAGGGACAACATAAATATTTGAGAATAGATCAGATATTCCTGGACAGTTTCTTACTGTTTTTATTTCTTCTGAGGAATTTGGTATATTAGTCCACCAGTCTGGCAAAAAATTTTTATATTTTCTTGGTAGTATTTCTTTTCTTTCTTCAAGTCCAGGTGGCAGACTTATAAACTTAATAATATTATCTTCTGATTTAAACATTTTTACCACTTCCCGACTGGACATTTAGCATTTGCAAGCATAGACTTAGCCTTCATAAAACAGCCACACTTCTTACATGTTTGATTGCCTTTGCGAAAGAACTCACAGCCTTTACAAATTTCTAATCTATGTGCTGCAACATCTTCAGGGCTTCTAGGAGATCCATTAAATAGATCCCAAGGTTTGACATCATCACTCATACATCCATTATAGCCCATAAGGAGATATAAGTCCAATGCTTGACACTGTTAGGCATTGTATGCCTTATGTTGTCAGGGGGAGGTTTGTATACTCTATTTTCGGCTTAACTCGTATACCGCCGAATTTGAAATAAAAATAATGTATAATAGTGTTATTATGACAGCAACTGACTGGGCACAATTTATTCTCGCTTTGCTTTCAATTGGCGCAATTATAATTGGTGCGATTCGCTGGTACATAAAGATTCAAGTTAAACCTATCGTCGATGCCGTAGAAGATATCCGTGCCGAGACTAAAACAAACGGCGGAACCAGTATGCGTGATGAAATTAAATCAATTAAACTTGAGCAAGAAAACGCTAGAGAAAAGCGTAAGGCAACTAGTGATAAACTTGATCATATGTACGAAGTGTTATTAGACTTTGTTTCTCGTTCTAAATAACTACTATATATAAACTATCTTTAAAAGACTTAACTATAGTATATTCTTTTCTTTATATATTTAGTATACACCAAAAGTTCTTTGTTTTAACTATTAATACCCTGGCTAATTATAACTTTTTATAACAATTTAGTTTATAACCTTTTGTTACCATATATATAACATTTTGTTATACTTTTATGTATACTGGTATAAATTAATGTTATAATGTGAGGGCTGGCACTCTAAGTTCTACCCCCACCCCACTGCGCTTAGAGTGTCCAGTTATGAATTATGGTATAATCTAATATTATGTGCTCTCCTATAATTGAAAAACTTGGTGCTTCACCAGCCAATATACAATGGACTGTGGTCCGTGGAGATAACGCAAACCTTAAAGTAGAATTTTTTGAAGACGACGAAGTTACCCCATACGATACAGGTGCTTGGTCTTTTTCTGCAACAGCCTACGATCCATCATCTGATGTTTTGGATGAGTTAGTTGTTGAGACATATGAAGATGGCGTTGTTTATATACTTGCTGATAAAAATATTACTGAAAATTGGGGCGGAACAAAGTATAAGCCTGTTGTTGCAGAATTAAGGTTTGACCTTACCGCCATTATTCCTGGTGATGGGGTATCTGGTGGTGGCGGAGATCTTGAAACCGTCTGGACACCAGTAGTTGGAACAATATGTGTTCTTGGAGATGTTAGTGGAACATTATGATTGTTAAGGTAACTCAACATAACGTTAATCTTCCATCTGCAGTCAAGGTTGGAACAAAGATCTATAAAGTAAAGTAGAATAAATCCATGGCAACTAACATGGATCCACCTCAACCATTAAAAAAGAAAAATTATTTAGAAGCAGTAAAATCTTCAAACCCACAAGAATTAAATAATCATTATATTGCTGTTCCTGGTATTCAGGGCGAGACTGGATTAACAGGACCCAAGGGTGAAAAAGGTGACAAGGGCGATACAGGACCTGAAGGACCAAAAGGTGATCAAGGTAAGGCTGGTCCACAAGGAGAACGTGGAGAGCCTGGCAAGGGCGGAGAAGGCTATGACTCACCTTCAGGGCAATATCCAGGGTGGGCATATTATAAAAATAAATTAGATATACCAACAAGGCTAGGGCCACAAAGAGGGGATGATGGTTGGGTATCAATCAATCTTTATTTAGATGAAGAGTATTCAAATGAGAATTATCTTATGAAAGGTCACAATTCTCTTTGGTTATCAGATATTGGAATGTTTAATTTTAAGGCATTAAAAATAGGGGCCAAAGTTGATATAAGGTATGATTTCACAATTACTACGGAATCAAACTATACGGAGTTATGGTTTAGAACCTTTAACGAAAAATATTCAAATTCCCCTATATCCTATGTAGCAAACCTTAAATATCAATATTCTTACGATATGTCATTTTTTCAAACAATATATATTGATGAGCAAAAAATTAAGTCTAATGGAGCAAAGCCACAGGCAAGAACAGACCTAGAAAGCACATTGTTATTAAATGGCATCTATATTTCAGTTTGTTAATGGTATAATAAAGCAGGAGGAATAATGGCATTTCCAGGCACATATAATTTTAGTTACTATCGTGGTGACACGTATCAATTTATAATCCGTCCAAAAAATGCAAACGGGACCACTTTTGCATTAGACTCTTATACAACAAGTCCAGCATTCACTATAGCAAATGTACGTGGAAGCACAGGCACTCAAATTTCAGCAACTGCCACAGTAGATACAGCAAATGACATTATCACATGCACAATAACTGGAGCAACTGGTAGAGGCCTTGTTGGAGGAACAACATATGTTTATGACGTTCAAATTAATAACGGTGCTGGAGTTATTTTTACTCTTTTAACTGGTTCTATTTCAGTAACAAATGATATTACTGGAGCGGTAGTTTAATGCCAGATGTTGTTTTATCAAATGATGATCTAACCGTTTTGGCTGGTCCATCAACAGTTGAACTGCTTGTTGATATTGGGCCAACAGGAACTCGTGGTAGTAAGTTTTTTGTTGGTATTGGAAATCCAAACTCACTTTCTGGTTTAGGCCAAATACTAAATGATATGTATATTGATACAGCGCCTGGTCCAAACTATGGATATCTTTACCAATACATTTCAGCACCTGGTGGTTCTTCATGGGTTGAGGTTTTACGTGTAAACCCAACAATTTATTCTAAATTACATACAGTGAATTTTAATGCAGGATCAAGTGCATCTGCTGGAACTGGAACTATAGTTATTCCAATAACAGATATCTCTACATCTGCTGGACTTACCGCTGAAAACTTTAATGTTCAATATTCAATTCAAAACACAAATCCATTAGCATCTTCTCTTTCTTCTGTTCAGATATCTGGAACAGATTTAGTTATAAACCTTGAGGCCTCTGAGTATGATGGAACTTGGGATGCATTTTATGACGAAGTTTCAGTTCACATTTTTGTATCGGTTATGATATAATGAGCGAGGTGAAATGATATGGCAGCAGAATCAATAGGAGCAATATACTCCACAAAAATTCCAGGGTATGCAGACAATGCTGATATTCAGGCTGCGTTTAAGTTATATCACTATGGTTCAACAGATTATAATACTGCAAATGCCAATACCGCAAATTTAGTAAATCCATCTGTTGCCTATACATTGAATGATCTTCAAGGACAAATTACTGCTCTTGATCCAGCAGGATCTGTTTCAAAATCTGTAATTGATGCAAAAGGAGACCTACTTGTAGGATCTGCAAATGATAGCGTAGACAATCTTCCTGTTGGAAGCAATAACTACGTTTTAGTTGCAGACTCAGCCGAAACGCTTGGAATTAAATGGGCAGCACCAGCAGTAACACTAGACAATTCGGTAACTCTTACCAATAAAACATTGACATCTCCAACAATCACTAGTCCAACAATAACTGGTCTAACGCTTAATGATTCAAGCGTTGTTTTTGAAGGATCAACAGCAGACGCAAATGAAACAACACTTTCAGTCATAGATCCAACAGCAGATAGAACTATCTACTTGCCAGATTCAAGTGGAACATTAGATTTAAAAGACATATCTTTTAATTCACAGTCTGGTACAACATATACTTTTGTTTTGACTGATTCTGGCAAAATGATAAAAGCATCAAACGCTTCTGCACAAACATACTCTATTCCAACAAACGCATCAGTTGCATTTCCAATTGGAACACAAATTCACCTAATTCAAGCAGGCAGTGAGTCAGTAACAATACAAGCAGTAACTTCTGGAACAACTACTATACTTTCTACAGCAGCAACACAAAATGCACCAAAAACTAGGGTACAATATTCATCAGTGACCTGTATTAAATCAGACACCGACCAGTGGTACGTAATAGGAGATATTATATGAAAATACTTGGAGTTATTGCATCATCTGTATTTAAAATATTTACAGATAACTTTAATAGAACAACTGCTGGATCCCTTGGAACTCCAAGCGGTGGAGGTGCTTGGACAGCATTAAGAGGTGTCTGGTTTGCAAATGGAACAAAGGCAACATCTTCAGGAACTGCAACAGATTATCCTATTGCATCAGCGGAAATGTATAAAAACGATCCAACAATTCTTTTAGATGTTGATGGAAATGGTGTTGGAGCATCTTTTTGGGTTTCTGATTCTTCAAACTGGTGGGGAGTCTTTCCGTTTCAGACAACAAATGAAACAGCAACATATTCTTCAACATGTTCTGGTTATGGAAGTACTTGTTCAGCATATAGACCAGCATTTGTTTGTACTGGATATGGATATAGACCTGATGGAAAGACAAGATGCTCCCAGTTTTACTATGATTATGGCTATGCACTTTGCCAGACATACTCACAAACATGCACAGCATATTCACAAACATTTACTGGGTATACATACAGTGCAGGAAGCAGATACCTAAGACTTATTAAGTCTGTTGCAAACACTGTAACTACAGTTGCAGATTCTGCAATTGCATCTGCAGCAGCATCAATTAAGGTTGTTATTAATTCAGGTGGAACAATTACTTCATCTGCTTACACAAGTGCTGGTCAAGTTTCACAGACTGGATCAGATTTTGTAAATACACCTGTCAGCCCAACAAAGGGTACAAAGCATGGAATTCTCTTGGCTCCTGGCGGAATAAATACAGCAACAACTGTAGACAATTTGACAATTAAGTAATAAATAGTGTATACTATAACTGAAAGAGGAGAAAAATGACAATCACAGCACCAAGGGACTTTAGATTAATGGACTTCCCCGTAGGTATTGAAGAGTACAACCATCACTTGGCTTTTGTTATAGATGATGTTGTTCAAGTAATTGTTAATACTACAGAGGATTCAGCAGATAGTATTAAGAATGCTGATTTAGTTATTCAAGTTGAAAGTATATCAAATAATGGTCCAGATTCTGGATGGGTTTATAATTCTGCAACTGGAGAATTTTCAACACCTTCTCCAATAGATAGAGATGCCCTTGATTATTTACCATACAGAATAGCCTATATTAATTCTGGAGTAGTTCAAGAAGTATTAAATGTAGATGAAAGAACAGCATCTGTAATGCTTTCTAATCCAGAAATTGTTAACGTAGATATTGATGTAAAACTTCAATATGTTTATAATGCAGATAGAACTGGCTTTATACAGCCTTAAGGTATACTATAAGTAGGGGGGGGTGTTTTGAATGAAATTTACTCATTTTATTCCAGACTCTAAAGCAAAAATATCAGTATTTCCTTCTGTTTCAAGAGCAGAGGTTCCACAATGGTATAAAGATGCAGAATCTGTAATTAAGCATGGTGATCACGAACAACCTGGTTTAAAAAAATGTATACCGTTTTTAGATGTACTTATGTCTGGATATTTTTTAAAAACTTCAACAAATATATATATTAAAAAAGACGATAATGGAAACATATCAATATCTTATGATGATGATGTTGATGAAGTTCAATTTTTAATATCAGAAAGAACTGGCACCATTGGAAGTACAATTCCAAGACCTTTAGGCCATATGCATAATCATTTTATATGGACACCCGTTTGGGGATGGAAGACTCCAAAAGGTTATAGCAGTTTGGTAACTCACCCAATTAATAGATTTGATTTACCATTTACAACAATATCAGGAGTTATAGATAGTGATAAGTTTATTGCTGCTGGTAATTTACCATTTTTCTTAAAAGAAGATTTTGAAGGATTAATACCAAAGGGTACTCCATTTGCTCAGATAATTCCAATAAAAAGAAAAAAATGGTTTGCTGTAACAGATCCAGCACTAACTTCCTTTGCAGAACAAGATTCAGTTATTAATGGAATATTTGGTTCTTACAAGAAAAAACTTTGGGAAAAAAAAGACTATAGAATAGGAAAAAGCGAATGAGTAATAATAAAGTTACAATTGGTTGGATTGATAGTGGAAATATAACATCTGGATTTGCTGCATACATGTCACAGTTAATGCTTCATAGATCAGACGTTATATCTGGTGTAGTTGTAGGCAGTGGTCCATATTTATCAGCAAACAGAAATACAATGGTTAGACAATTCTTAGAGAATACAGATTCGGAATGGCTTCTGTCTTTAGATAGCGACTTGCTAATTGATTTAAATTCTTTTGATAATTTAGTTAACGCATTAGATGTAGATAAATATCAAATTGTTTCTGGTGTATATTATTTGCCAATGGATGATGCTATACATATTGCAGCAATGATTCACGAAGAAGGACTAGACTACCCTGTTTGGATTGATTCAAATAAAGAGTTAATAACCCAGCCAATTGTAGAAAACCTTGCATCTGTTGGTGGAGGATATATGGCAATTCATAGAACTGTATTTGAAAAAATACTTGAAGATGCTGCAGGACCAATGCCGTGGTTTCAAGATTATTGGGAAGATTATCCATACGATCAGTGGATTACAGACGATGTTCATTTTTTCAAACTAGTAAACAAATATAACTTTAATGTTGCATTATGTATGTCTGCAACTTCAACACATTTAAAAACGTCAAAACTTGATAGTGATGTTTATCTTTCTTATTTAAATATGAATAAGTATCAAGAATCAAAAAATGGCCATGACCATGAATATCCAAAATTACAAAAGTCTAGGTCTTGGTGGGTTAAAGGAAAAGGGCTTAACTCATGAAGGTTTTACTAACTGGTGCTGGTGGCTTTGTAGGTCATCACACACTTTCTCATTTATTAAAAACAACTGATTGGGAGTTTGTTGTTACAGATTCTTTTCGTCATACGGGAACATCTGCAAGACTACGTGCAGTTTTTGAAGAACTTCCAGGTGAGTTAAAAAGAGTTAAGGTAGTTACTCATGACTTATCAACCCCAATAGACAAGGTTACTTCTTCAGAATTTGGAGATATTGATGTAATCATTAATATGGCTAGTGATTCTCATGTAGATCGTTCAATTGAAAATCCAAGACCATTTGTTGAGAATAATATTGCTGTTGCTTTAACTATGTTTGACTATGCAAGAACATTGGATAATTTAAAGTGTTTTATTCAAATTTCAACAGATGAAGTTTATGGTCCAGCATTAAATGGTGTTTTACATAAAGAATGGGAGCCACTTGTTCCTTCCAATCCATATTCTGCAAGTAAGATGGGGCAAGAGGCAATAGCAAATGCCTACTGGCGCTCATACAACCTTCCACTTGTTATTACAAATACAATGAATATTATTGGCGAAAGACAAGATGTTGAAAAATTTGTGCCAAAAACAATTGCTAAGTTTTTAAGTGGAAAGTCTATGGAAGTACACTCAAAGTTGGTTAATAATGAACATGTTTCTGGAAGTAGATTTTATCTTCATGCAAGAAATCAGGCTGATGCACTAAGACACTTAATAGAACATTTTGTTAAAACTCCACATAGATATACAGATGGATTAATAAAACCAGAAAGATTTAATGTTAAAGGTGAAGTAGAAATAGCAAATGATAAAATGGTAGATTTAATTTCAACCATGATGCCATTTGAAATTAATTTTCCAACAGTAAAATATGTTAATGTAGAAGGAACAAGGCCAGGACATGATTTACGTTATGGGCTTGATGGTGGAAAGTTAGAAAGACTTGGTTGGAAGCCACCAATAGCCTTTGAAGAGTCCTTAAAGCGTGTAGTTGATTGGACTGTTAAAAATCCAGTTTGGGTTCGTTAGTGTCTGAAGAAAAAAAGAAAAAATCAGTCACTCCATTAGATCTTTTTAAAGGAGAATATGTTTCAAAAGAAATATCTGAAAAACGATTAGATATTTGTAGGCAATGTAACAAATTTTTAAAAATAACACAACAGTGTAAAATGTGTTTATGCATAATGCCAGCAAAAACAATATTGACACATGCCTCTTGCCCATTAGATAAGTGGGGTCCAGAAAGTTAAAGAATATAATCACTTATATCAGTTGCATGTTCCAAAAACTGCTGGAACATATATAAATCATTATTTAACATTTTCTTTATCTTATCCAATTAAAAAAAATAAAAGTAATATTAAAATTGATTTATTTGGACACATGGGGTGGAAGCCAATTACAGAAAACACATATACAATATCTTCTTTTAGAGATCCCGTTAGCAGGCTTGTTAGTTATTATTGTTTTATGTTAAATTTGTATAATATTAATATGGAACAGTTTAACTTATTACGAATTCATACAGTACACCCAGACAATAGAGTTAAAGATTTATCAAATCCTACACTAAAGGAGTTTATGTCTTGGGTAGAAAAGCATGAAGATGTATTATCTAATTATCAGTCTAAAAACTTTTCTTATAATGAACAAGATAGTTATAAACCAAAATTTTTAGAATCATTTACAGCAGATTTAAGACTTAATAATTTTTCTAAAGAAGAAACACTTTCTAATATAAAAAAAATAAATGTTATGTTAAAGCACACTCAGGCTAACTCAGAAACTATGAAAAATGTTTCAGAAAAAATTCTTTTAGATCTTGGAATTAATGAAACGCCTTATTTAGTAGAAACTAAAGAAAAAGCATCAAAGTTTGTAAATGATTATTCGGTATCAAAAAGACTATTTAATGAACTAAGCAAAAAAGATATTGAGTATTTAGAAAGTATAAATCTGTTAGATATGGAGATATACAATACAGACTCATTATTTTGGAATAATGGAAAATAAAAATAACCCCAAGGAGAAAATCCAAAGGGGTTATTTTTTTATATAAAACTATTTAGGAAATTTATTCATCCACATTCTAGTCTTAGGTGTTATGCCCTTCCAAGAAGACCAATCTTCGCCACCCCTAGACATGTAATATGCAATCTCAGCATTTTTTACTGGATTAAACAATTCAGCGTTGGAGTCAAGATCAAACTTATCTCGTCTATCTGGACCCAAGTTATCAATCATGTTAATTTGAAACATCCCATAGGATGAGTCCCCTGTCTTATGGTTTCCGTTAAATGCTAAAGGACGACCATTAGATTCTTTCTTGGCAATAGCCCAAGCCACTACTAAATCCTTGCCTTCAAATCCCACCAAAGAAAGCAACTTCTTTAATTCAACATCTGTAAGATGTGTCTTGTTTTCATAACGTTCTAACATTTTTGCTTTAGAAACAACAAAAGCCACCTTGTGGGTGGCAGCAGGGTTTTCAGCCTGTTTAATTAGTAAGTTGTTTTCCGTACTTGATGCATTAG